AAGGTTGTTGTTGGTCATCAGTTGATGTATCTGCTCTTGTTGATCCGCAAGCCTCTGTTGCATGAGTCGACCCTCGGCTTCAGCTGACTCGAGACGGCCCTTGTACCACATGACCATCTCGAAGAGGACAGTGTTGGATGATGCTGGACTTGGGGCACTCATGGTTACGCTTGTGGGTTACTTGGCAAATTGGAAAGTGAGAAGGTTACGTACCCTCGTAGTGGATACGTACACTTTCCATCCACTCCGTCCCCCCTTGCCCATGGTGGACGGTACACTCTTGGGTACAGTGGATCTAAGTATAGTATAGTGGACGCAAGTCAAATCGGTACTATATAGGAATTTGTATATATACGTACGTGGTCCACACAACGTATAACGTATACTTCAACGTATAATCCTAACCCTAATGAGGCGCGTAGGCACCGAAGCGAAGCGTAGGTCGCCGGATGAGCGCCGGAGGAATTCCGACGCCTCGAATGGACTATCTAATAACTGGCCCCCGAAGCGAAGCGTAGGGTGGTCAGCGCTCCAGCGACACGCGAAGCGGTCGCGGGCCCAACATCGTAATTATAATACACAACATATATTAAAAGCGTAGATGACGTAGAGTCATCACAAGTCTTCCATCAAACTATCCAAGTCAAACTCTGGTAACTCGATTGTGTCATCGCTCGTTTCCGACGACACACAATTCATCAGTGTATCGACTGGGATGCAGAAGTCAGCCGCCCTGAATCTCGCTCTTTGACACTCCATGGGGAACTTGATAACAGTGAAACGTCTGAGAATGGGACCGAGGTCTTCCTGGTTGAGAAAACACTGCTCAGGTGTGTAATTGCTCAAGACAATGATCTTCTTGGGACGTAGCCCTTGAAGACATCCTCCCTTGATCTCACCAGGGAAGGGGTATCTATCGGCCCATTTCTTCAACGCTGATGCTGTTAGGTCGTTCTTGGGCGACCATTCTTCGATGGCGACAACTTCTTGGTGTTTGTAGCCGTCCCACCACTTGTTGAGCGCTTTGGCAAAGTGCTTTGGATATAGTTCCCATAATAGCCGAGACTTCCCTGTACCGGAAGGGCCGACCCACCATTCATGGTGTAGTTCGCCCTCGAGCGGACGAGCTTCGGGTGCATACAGGGATTCCAGTCTTGGACCATGGACGAGGAACATCTGTGGATCGGACTCTCTAATCGTGTCCATGTCTCCCTTTCTGGCGAGTTCAACGGCGTTGGCGTATCTGGCCGCGTTAGCAACTCCTCCCTTCTTTCTTGCATCGGCCGCATCCATGGGGATGTCTCCAAATTCGAAGAAGTTTCCGTCTTTAGTACAGTAGTCACGGTTTTGTTTCGCTGACCCGTTAGCCACGTCCAAGCGCGCACGAGGAAGCAACCGCGCGACCGCTTTGCGTTGCCGTTGGTTGTGGAAGTACACATATCCCTGTAGGTGTGGAGTTCCGGTCTCGGGAGCCAGTTCTCGTCCGTAGACGACATATCGAGCGAAGCTTGTGATGATGTTCTGGATGTGTTGCTCATCTTGGTCGTTGTAGTTGTTAAGCGTGAAACACCAGGATCTGAACTTGCTTGCGGGGTTCATGGCGAAATGAAGAGTGGCTATAGCTCCTAGGTCCCGTGAGGGTTGGCTCAGCAGAGCCCACCCCACATTATTACCTAGGAGCTACTGAGCTGAGCCAAGTTGAAGTTTGGAAAGTATCTGAACTTATTTTAAGATAAGTCCAGAGCAAACTGTACTTGGCTTGCTCTTCTTCTTGACTCATTTCTCTTTTTTCTTCAAGTCGAACACGTGGAATTTTCTAAAAAATGCCGCGACGACGTGCTTCTCCGCGATCATCCGTACGTTCGTACAGACGTCGACCTTCGTATCGACGTCGTCCTGTACGACGTCGTGCCAGTGTGGCTCGAGTGTATCCACGGCGCCCTGCGCCTCTTGGATTGACTAGTCTCTCGAAACAGATCCGCAAGGTTCCGTTTCTAATGGCGCATATTGATCCGTTTCTCCCCGTTGTTCGGGGAGTGAAGGTCCCTGATACCAATACTATGGAATCAGATACCGTCTTGTGTACCGATGAGTACTCGTTTACGATTACGACTGGTACCAATGTTAAGTGTGCAGCATTTAACCCTGCTCTTACTAGCACCGTTGTTGGTGCAACAGAAGGTGCTGGTGCTTGGACTTGGCCTGCAACATTTGCAGGAGGAACAGATGTTGCTCAACTGGCAAATATCACAGCTGCCAGTACGGCTTATCGTACAGTCGCACATGGTATTCGAATTTCTTCGACTCTTGCGCCGACTGCTGCAACTGGCTTTGTCCATATTGCAATTTACTCCCCAAGTACATATGGTGCTACTACATGGCCTTTCCCAACCACATTGTCCCAGATGCGTGATTTGCCATTCTACCGTAAGGTGACTTTGGCAAGTTTGACACAGTCTCCGTTGACGGTGGTGAATAAGTTCCTGGACCAGACCGCGTTCCGTTATTCCGCAACCGATGAACTTGCTGCCGGTTTCCACAACTCAGGTCGTGGCCAATTTCAGATCTCTCACTCTTGGGCCGCGATTTTCGTGGCCGTCGAGGGTGCTCCAAGTGCGTCTAACGCTCTTGGTATTGAGATGATTTTGCATGCTGAGACTATTTCGAAGTCTGGTGCTTCGAATAATAGTTCCCCAGCTGCTCCAGGGAACCCAGGTCTTATGGCCGCTGCTGGCCATATGGCCGCTAATACGAATGCTTCGCATTTCGAGAGTGAACAAGGTTCAATCTTTTCTCAAGCTACCGATGCTATTTCCGAAGGTTTGCAAGCAGGTGCGCAGAATGTGGCCGAATGGGGTGCAACAACGTTGAGACATGCAGCAGAACAGGCAGTGTATACTGGCGCCTCTGCATTGTTTAACGCTGTGGCCCCTAATATCGGAACCCAGAATGTTAATGGCCAATATCGTCTGACAAATGGTTGACTAGGTATGTTATGTTAGAACCAATGGATGTAGAACCCCCGTCTGACATCGTCACTCGTGCCCCTCCTCCTCCCAGGAATGTAGAGTTCGCGGTCTACCCCCCGGGTTACGCATCGTCTAATGCTCGTCGTGCTGTCAATGCTAATGCTGCTCGCCAGCGTCGCTCTGACATACATTACGAACGTAGAGGTGCTCGTATGACTCGTGGTGTTATTGTTCCATATGGCGAGACTCCAATGGAAGTCGAAGACATTGATGAGCAATACCATGATGAATTGTAGTGTCTAGGAAACGATTTTATATGTATAATATATAAAATACAGATGGCGAAGCCAGATGTATTTTAGTGTGAAGTTCAATTGACTATGATCTTATTCGCTCGTAAACGTTAACGTGCTTTAGCCAAGTGATAGTGTTAGAGCTCTTCTCCCTCATCGTCAGTCTCTGTCTCTTCACCACTAAGTGTTTCATCCGCCGTAAGGTCTACAAAGTTTACTCCATGTAGCATGTGATGCGCGAAGTCGGCCCGGAGTAGAATACGCTCGATCTCTGGGCAGAACGGGATAACCTCTGGAATCTCCCGTCGCATAGTGCCGAATATGTCGGCAACACGATCAGTGCATTGCCCGAACATGACTCCGGCCTCGTGCTTCATGTTGACTAAGTTTGCCCCTCTTTGATTTGCTTGGGTGAGAAGGTTGTTGTTGGTCATCAGTTGATGTATCTGCTCTTGTTGATCCGCAAGCCTCTGTTGCATGAGTCGACCCTCGGCTTCAGCTGACTCGAGACGGCCCTTGTACCACATGACCATCTCG